TAGCTAATGCGGTTTTGACCGACTCTCAAGGAGCGCAAATAACAGGAGTATGGCGATTCACTCCAGTGGTTCAAAATAGAGTTTCTAGTTATCTAAATGTTAGAAATAAATTTATTAAAGGCACTCTAACGATAGCAAGTAAGGTGTAAACAAATGGTAGAAGCTAATTGGATTAAATTGAATATTCCTAAAAAACTCAAGGCTATTCATTCCTGGAATACACCCTATGCGGCTGCTGTTCACGAAGGCTCTACCTCTGTTAATGGCAGCGAAAAACCTGCCAGACCCTGGGTAGATGTTGCTATCAAAGAATATGATTTTTTAAATAAATATGCTGACAGTTTTTCCCAGTCCCATAACTTCAAGCAGGCGTTCCTAGAAATGTCCGAAGGGTTTGGGGAAAATTGTCAATCAAATATTAGCGATACTAGGTGGCAATGGCCGCGCACTACTGTTAGAAAAAGTGGTGCTGTTGTTGATTCTCCTAGAGATATCGTTGATACAGGTGCGTTGAAAAACTCTTATCAGGTGCAGTATGAAGGTAGCTGATTTAAGAAGAATTTTAACGGCTTTGTTGGCGACTGAGTTAGGTACTTATACCAACGGTACACCCTCTGTGTGGGTATACGGTAGCTCCTCACAACCACCATCCTCTAGTAATGGACTGGAGTGCTTGATTAAGGAAACGCCTGATACCGTGGCTCGTGCTACCAGTGCCGGGTATAAGTATAAACCGCAGTTGTGGGAGGTGACTTTGAGGAATTGGGCAAAAAACTCTAATTTACCCTTAGCCCTTGCCAAGATTGAAAAGCGTTTTACGGTGTCTCGTTATACTCATCTACCCGCAGCTTCGGACACCTTAGAGCAAAGCAGGATTTTGATTTTTGACCCTATTGTTATTTAAAACCATGCCCATCACATTAGATTTTAACCGCCCAAAGTCCACAACTACAAACGCCACCAATGCTACTATCAACGCTGGTACGGCGGTAGAAGTGGATACAGGACTAGAGGAGTCCTACTTTCTCCCGTTTACTCACGCATCAATTACACCACCTACTTTTAATGTCTCTAACTGTAACTTGGTAGCAACCAATACTACTATCACTACTACCACACCTAACGGCTTTGCTTCCGTTAGGGTTGGGGACGTGATTACCGTGAGTAGCGGTGGTGGTACTATTGCGGCGAATACCGTAACCGCAATTAACAGCACTACTTCTATTACCGTGAGCGTTGCCCCGACTGTTAGTAGTACAACCACTAACAGTACCGTTATTACCGTTACACCACCTGCTATTGCACCTACTACCTGGGGTGTGCGCTTGACTTATGTCAAGTCTGGATCTGTGGTGACAATTCGCCCAACCTTGTTCTTGTATGACGGTAGCTTGGGCGGTACTGCGGGTACAGCCGCTAACGCTAGTGTTTCTATTAACTTGGTAGACCCTCAAGGTAATGTGCCTAGTGTTGACCTAGATGCTTTCTATAACAGCATTCGAGTTTCCCGAAGTGCTTAATCTGTGTTTTGTTAAATTAGTTTAGGAATTTATTAGTATATGGCAGTTGCTAACCGTCCAGTCCAAACCGTAATCCTTCAAAACTACACCTTAGATTTGAAGTTGCTACCCGAAAATACCCGTAGCGTTACCGCCGCAACTATTACCGTGACATCCTTGGCCGCTGAAGGATCTACTACTATCAGTGTGGCTACCACCGCGGGTATTAACTACACCATTGCTGCTGGTACTTCTTTGAGCTTTGTTGCCCCTTCTAGTCCCACAATCAGACAACAAGCCTTAGTTTTAGCCAACGCAACTTTGAGCGGTACAACTACCGTAACCCTTACCGTTGCTCCTCTACTGGATGCGATCGCCGCCAACTCTACCGCCCGCTTGGTACAGGATATGTTTCCCCTGCTAGGTATTACCAGCTTTGGTTTACAGCCTAGTCCCACTGTAGTAGACACCACACACTCTCAATCTGGTTCAGGCACTAGCTCCGCCATTATCCGTTCTAAGCGAGAAATATCTGTAGAGGGTATTGAGTATGTTGGTGATATCGCATTAGAGCAGTTCATCAAACGTACACACTTTGACCCCGTGTACATGAACCGCGAATTATACGCCATTGCTACCTATCCCAATGGTTCAAAGTTTGAGGGTGCAGCTAAATCCACTGCTTTGAACTTGACAGGTACACCAATGGAAGTAATGAAGTATACCTTTACCCTAGAGTTCCAAGACGATTGGATTTGGACACCTGCGTACTACGCTACTGGTGGTTTAGCTAATGGATTCCCTTCCTATAACCTCTAATGAAGGTTCTTAAAGATAGTACGGGTTTACTAGCTATCTTGATTAATTGCCGCATCCATCACGATAGGTTGCTATGTGGTGCGGCTGTTTTTAGAGGTGGTTTGTCTGGAGAAATCAGCGTTTCTAATGGCAGAACCACCTGTAAAATCAAGATTCCTGAATCGGTTCAACAAATAGCAACCTATCAAGTTTTTGCAGACTCAGAAGATAATTTGGAGATTGAATATGCGTCCAGTCATTAATAAGAAGCCTAAATATGAAATTATGCCGGTTGGTGATGAACTATCTGGTGTAATCTATCTAGAAAAACGCGGCTCTCTCACGGTTGGTGAGGCAAGTGCGGTTGATTTAATTGATTCTAAACGCCAAAAGGCTGCAATTATCGCATCTAAATTAGTCAAGAAAATTTCTGTTGACCGTGGCGTTACTATCGCCGAAGCCCAGGAAATGTTGTCACCTACTCGCAGTGCTGATGCTGGCGTGGAGGTAGATAATTCGGCTGTCATTTATGACTACATTGAGGATTTTACCGAGTTAAATTCTTTGAGTGCCATTGATAGTGCATCGGTCTCTATTGCCATTACTACTCTGATGATTCAAAAACGGGTGGCATTCCCGGTCGAATTATTAGCCCCTGTGGCGTTTAATGCTACTTCTATCAAAATTGCGCCCATCAGCTTTTATCTCAAGGATAAACAGGTAATTAAGTTTGGTGATTGCCTGGTAATTGTTAATGGTAATCATGAACCCGCTGTTGAAGAAGATTATTTGATTATTAATGTTTTCCCTGTGTCTGAAAACCTGGAAGCTACAACAGGTTTCTTGTACAGCAAAGGTGAGAAAAAATATCAAGTTGGTACAGAAGATTGGACTGAAGAAGACACCAAGGGGTGTAGCAATGAATTTGTGGTGGCTATCTACAAGTTCTATGAAAACGAGCGTAGTCGTTGGCAGATTGAATCTCCTGTTTCCAATGCAGTCCAGGGGGAGCAGCCACCGGTCCAATTGACTGGAGTAGCATCTACTGGAGAATCCAGTCTTACAGAATATTAGACCCTAGATTTGCTGATTGGGAGTCATTTCTTGATCAGCCAATTCATATAGTTTTTGAGTGCATCGAAGCACTTGAAAAGAACAGGAAAGAGCAGGCAAACATTGAGGCAAGGGTTCACGCTATCGGCTGGTCTGGGTTGTTCAATGGCTTTAAAAAAGAGACTGACCCTAGTATTGATTTTGTGGATTTGTTGCCGTTTGCAGATGAGATTAAAGAGAATAATCGCAAGATTGGCCAATCTACTGAAATGATTATTTCTGAGTTAATCAAAACCAATGGCTTGCCCGCTCCTGTTCTATCTGCGTTGAGTCTGCTATTGCCTTGACTACGGGTTAATAATTTTTAATCTGTAGTCTTTTTTATAAGAGGAGATATTTATTATGAATTTAGGTGAATTAATTGTTGAGTTGTGTGCTGATACTGCACAGCTAGAAAAATCCTTGGAACAAGCTAAGAAGAAAGCCTATGAGGCTGCAAGTTCTATTGAAAAAACTTTTGAGAAGATTAATTTAGAAATTAATGTAGACGATGACAGTTTAACAGATTTAAACAAACATTTAAACCTTAAAGTACAACACCTTAAAGAGGTTAACAAATATTTTAATAATAATCCTATTGTTGTTAACGTTGACGACGATAGTTTAACAGATTTAAACAAACATTTAAATCTTAAAGTACAACACCTTAAAGAGGTTAACAAATATTTTAATAATAATCCTATTGTTGTTAATACTGATGTTACTAAACTAGATGAACTAGAAGAAAGATTAGGGAAATTATCAAATAAAACTATTACTATTACCGTTGAATCTGAGTTAAGCAAACAGTTAGAAAAGAGCTTAACCGATGCTGTTCAAAGTGCTGTTAGAGATGCTGTAAGTGAGTCTTCCGTTGCATCATCTCAACAGCAAGCACAAAAAGACAGCGCATCTTCTAGTAAAGCTCAACGGGTAGATGTGGTTGCTAGTCCCATGCGTTCCATTATTGATGGTGCTTTCGAGAATGTGGGGAAAAGACTGACTAAAGGTATCAATAGCAGCATTGAGGATACTATTGGTGTAAGCATGGATGACATGACTAGAATGTCTGGAAATATGCTTTTACGGTATTTTGGAGTTGGCAAAAAAGCACAATCAGACCCTAAGAATGAACAGAAGCGCATTGAGGCTATTTTCAAAGATGGAATGGATGCGTTTATTAGAACTCATGATAGTAGGGTAGAAAAAGGCACTAGGGGTAGAAGAGCCACCAGGAGTGCCGCTAATGATGATATAGGTGTAGACTTTGAAAGTGCTAGTAGGATAGCTAGTAGCAGCGCGTTAAGATATTTTGGAGTTGGCAAAAAAGCACAATCAGACCCCAAAAATGAGCAGGCTAGGGTTAAGGCAATCATTGAGGATGCTATTAAGGAGTATTCTGGCAGTTCAATAAAACAAAGTAATTCCGGAGTTATTTCTAGTACATTT